CTTTGGGTAATCAAAAATCTTGCTGGGGGTTGGATTCTCAATCACCACTTTTTCGCAATCTGCCGCCCACACGGCAAGAAAAAGCGCCTTGCCGCACAATCCCTCATAATACCGGGAAAGATTGAGCTTTCCTCCCTTGTACAGGTGTCTTGCTCCCGCGTTGCTCGTCTTTGTGCAGGGGACAAATGCGATAATCATATCCCAGCGGGGCACATCATGCGCGATTCCGTCCATGGTCACGACCTGCCCCCCCTCAATAGCCTTTAGGCAGTCACCAAGAATGTGCCATTCAGGATGCCCGCCGGACGGCTCCTGAATGGCGCAGGAGTAGGCTTCGTGACCCTTGGCGCGGAACGCCTTGCACACTTCCTGCGATTCCTTGCAGGCAATCAGCACTTTCACCGTTTTCTTCCTCCCATCCATCCTTCTTTGTTGAAATCGTTACGGCTGATCCGCTCCGCCGCGTGGTTACCGTTGGTGTAGATGCGCTGCGCTTTCAGCTGACGCTTGTACTCGGCGTACTTCGGGCAGCTGTCGTGACAGATCGGGTGCCGGTCGGGGCAGTCTTTGCAGGGTTCAAGTTTTACCATCGGTCTGCACCCCGCTGTTCTCCTTGAGCATGTAACCAATGTGGTTCAGTGTGGTATCCAGCACCTGAACCGTTTGCTCTGCCCTGATTGCGTAGGAGTACCCCCAATTTCCGCTCCCGTCCAGCCCGTCTTTCCAGTCGGTCAGGTACTTTTTCATAGATTCCGCGTCAATCACAGGCACTGCCGGTTCATCTTCCAGCACATCCATCGCGTCCATAATCTGACACGCGCGGCATCTTACGCCGTTGTAATTTTCGCAGCCACAGCAATATGCTGCTTTGATTTTTGCGATGGCTTTTTCGCGGTCGATATATTCGCTCATTTTTCAATCTCCTTCCTTGTCAGCTCGCTCACTCGCAGCCTTGCAGCTTCACGTGGGGCAGTTGTGATATCGGCCTGAGCCTGCTTTAAGAATTCGGCACGGCGGTATGTGAGGTCCGGCATTTCAGCCAGCTCTGCAAGCCCTCCCACGCTCCCGGCATAGGATTTTGCCGCCGGGGTGAGTTGGTCATACAGGGCTTTCAGCTCTTTCTGTCCGTCACTACGCAGCAGCCCGCCCTTTTCATCAATGCCGGTCACCATCGGGAACTTGCGCCAGCTCAAAAATGTCTGTGCCTTGCGTGCCGCTACAGCCAGAGCTTCCCATTCAGCGGACGGGTCAAGACACTGGGAAAGCTGCTTGAAGATGTCGGCCACCGTGACCGGATAAACGCATACCCGGTTTGCCGCCAGAAAAGCCCGCTTGACAGTATCGCCGTCATAGTCGCCAAACTGATACGCCCACACATCGATAGTGGTCTGCATCTCCTCATCGGTCAGCGGCTTGGAACCCAGCTTGTACAGTACAAAATTCATGCGGATCAGCTTTGCCACGTCTTCCCGCGTCATGTCTCAAACCCTCTTTCTCTGTCCATCTTCGCCAGCACCCGGGCAAGCTGGTCGTCTACGGTTTCGGTTGGCTGCTTGCCCCTCGGTCTGGCTTGTCTGCTTTGTTCGTTGGCTTCCACGTCTCCCGGTGTGCGCAGGCCGTCCCGTTTCCAGCCGGACAATATGCCGTTGATGTAGTTCCACGAGCGTTTTCCGGCTTCTGTAGCCTTGTCAATCGCCAGCAGGATCATCTCTGTGCTGTACTCCTGCCTCCACTTCTGCAGCTTGTCCAGTGCAGAGCGTGGGAAGTCCCCGACGGCCTGCTGATAATGCTGGACGATCTTGGAAAGTTCTACGTCAACGGCGGCGTGGGCGGCGCTATTATATATATCCCCGTTAGGGGATATAACAGTTCCAGTAACAGTATCAGTTCCAGTAACAGTATCAGTTCCAGTAACAGTAACAGTTCCAGTAACAGTATCAGTTCCAGTAACAGTATCAGTTCCAGTAACAGTATCATTATAGCTACCACTTGCTTGCACTTGGTAGCATGTGCTAGCATGTGCTGAGTTTGCTTGCATTTGAGCTGCACGGGCTTTTCCGGCTTCACGGCGCTTTTGCTTGACGTTCTCGTACTTTTCCGTAGCAGAATCCACTCCATTGCACATGAAACGGAAGTTCCCACGCATTCCACGGTCGGAAAACGTTGGATTCTCACCAGTGCGGACGTGTTTCGCCAAAGCTCGCATCAGCTGTCCGACTTCGGCATCCGTGTACTCTTCCAGCGCGTCAAACCAATCCAGATACACGACAAACGACTTTTTTTCTTCTTTTGCCACTTGCTCACCTCCTTTGCACGCCCGTATAGCCGGATAGCACAGCTTGCGAAATCAGAAGGGAAGATCTTCTGCGTCTTCGTTGATGGGGTCATACTCGGTAGATGGAGCCGGTTCAGGCGCGACAGTGCTGTGCGGTGCGTAATCCGCAAGCGTTTCACAGGGGTACATCTGCGCGCCCTGCAGGCCTGCCGGTTCTGCAGGTTCCAGCGGCGGGCCGGGCTGTGCCATCAGGTCGATCATCTGCTGCAGCCAGCGGAATGTCACCAGCCCACCGGGCTGAACATCATCCGCGTCCACGTCGTAATAGACCTTGCCGTTATACTCCCGCTCTTTCAGCTTTTGCGCAAAAACTGTGACCTGATCGCCTTTCTGCAGCATCCCATCCCACTGGTCGATGCCGTGCCAGAGGTTCACGCCCACAAAGAAGCTCTGCCATTTGCCGGATTCATCCTGTGTGCGGCTGGCTTTCAGGTCAAACTTCAGCACCCGCTTCTGCCCGGCATCGCGAAGTACCGGGTCTTTGGCGATCTCACCGTGCAGCATGATGCCGTTCTTGGTCTGGACGATCATGCATCATCACCGCCAAACGGATCATCGGCGTTTTCCTCTACAGAGGGTGCATCCGGGGCAGGGATCAGGGTGCCTGCCGTCTTGCGGTGACGGTGGGAACCTGCGTAAGGATCCAGCACCGGCAGTTCTTCAGGCGACACCTCGCGGGCGGTGCTTTCGGCATCCACACGCACCTCGCATTCATCGTACAGAGCGCCGAAGGTAGACGGGAACGCTTCACGCAGGGCGTGCACCAAAGCCACCTTGCGGATCATGGTGGCCTTTTTGCCGTTCCAGAGGGATTTGCCGGTGTCATACTCGCTGAGCTTGACTTCCTCATAGCTGGCGCGGGTGCGGTCCTTGCGGTAGACCTTTGCCCAGCCGCCCAGAAGGGTCTCGCCGCCGTCTCCATCATAGACGATAGATCCCTCACGGTTCAGCAGCTGGCCATCTGCGGTCAGGACAATCACGCCGGCTTCAAAGCCGTCAAAGTTGGGGTTGCGCTCGGCCATCTGCATGTAGCAGTTCTTGCCCAGCACGATGGTGCTGGCGGTGTCATCGTTCTTGTTGTCGTAGTGGATCAGGTAAGCCTCTTTGGTAAAGGGGTTCAGCTTGTACTGCTTGCAGGTCTCCAGAAAGATCTTGCACTCGGTGTCGGTGGCTTTGTCGCAAATAAAACGCCGTACTTCGTCGAAACTGACGACGAGGTGCTGGCCATCGGCAGCCGTGATCTCCACCGGAACGGACGGGGATGCGGCCTGCATAGCAGTGCTGCCTGCACGGTTGGCGTTCTGGACGGAACGGTTTGCCAGAGACTGTGCGTTTGAAACGGACGAAGTAGGCGCGGGTGCGCCGGAACGAGTAAGTGCCATAAGTAAATACCTCCAAGATTATTTGATAGAACCATAGCGGAAACCGCGCTCTGCGGCTCCCTGCTTGAACCATGCGATATCCTCGCGGGTGAACTCTACCCAGAAGCGATACTGCTTGCGGGCAGGAGCTTCCCGCTGGGCAGGCTCTGCGAATTTCTGAAGCATGCTGAAATCCAACCTGCCATCCGGCGTGATGACTGCATTGGCCTGTGCCATTTGAACCGATTCTGCGGCGATCTGACGTTCTTCATCGGTCGGAGGGATAATGACCGGTGCAGCCGCCTGCGCACTCTCTGCGGCCATTCTCTCGGCTTCTGCGCGGCGCTGTGCGTCCCGGGCATTCTGGCGGCGGCTGTGCTCCACAAGGGCAGCGTTCAGGTTCAGCTCACGCAGATACTCCGTGATGCAAGCTTCGGCATCCTCGCCGCAGGTCTCCCGGATGAGCCGCAGCTCCTCCCGCCGGGTCTCCACGCTCTTGCGCAACTCCCGGCTGGCCTTTGCCAGATCATAGGTCTTGTTGAGCCACTGGGGCACAAGCAGGCGGTCAAAGGGGATCATCTCCCTCAGCTCGCCGATGCAGTCGGTATAGACAGCTCGAAGGGCGTCGGCCTTATCCTTCCGTTCGGCTTCCTCCACAGCCTTGACCTGCTGGTCAATGGCACCGGAGACGGCCTTACACTGGCCCTGCATCTGCTTGGCGCTCTGCAAGAACTCTTCCAACGGCTTCATGTAAAAGGCCTTTGCGCTGCGGGCGGCATCGCTGAGCTGCTTGTCCAGCTTGTTCACGGCGGCGCGGTCGGCCTTGGCATCCTTGATGGTGTCCGGGGTGTAGACGCGGCCGGTGTAGGCGGCCAGCATCTCGGTCAAATTCTGCTGCACCTCGGCTTCGTTCCACCGGATCGCGGGCAGCTCCGGGTGCTCCACCCGGACGGTCAGTTCTTCTTGCATAAATATTCACCTCGAATAGATCAGGTTGCCCAGGGCGTCTTTGACGTCGATCTGGCTGTATTCACCGGTCTGGATCTGCTCATCTGCCCAGTGCTGGGCGTCCACGCTGGCCTTGACCGGCTCACCCTCAAAGCATTGCACGTCAATGCTGCAGTACTCTTTGCGGTGTCCGTAGCAATAGTAAAATGCCACGTCATCCATTGTAAAAACCTCCTGTTTGTGATATCTTTGTGGTGATGGGCGGCGAAACTCATCACCCTTTTGGCTTGTCCGTGTTGGAGCACGGGCAGGCTCTTCTTTTTTTTTGCGGCGTATCGGCGGAAGACTGTCCAACTCATCACGTCGGATGCACTCTTTTTCAAAAATGTACTTGCGAGCCCGACGCCTGCCGTTGCGGCTGTGGCAGCTCGCAGACGCAAAGCTGTTTGCGCTTTTGTAACCCAGCCGTCTGGCACACATCTCAGACGTACCGCTGGCGATCAGGTCTCCGGACTTGGCGTCATACACGGTGTACCACATGACATGGTGGACAGTGTCAGGCATACGTGATCTCCCCGGACTCCTCTTGCAGCGTTCGGCAAGCCGCGTGTAGGACTTGACTTTGCCCTCAACGTACTCTTTGGCCGTCATCATGCCCCACGCTCCTGATTCTCCGGGTATTCCTGGTTGCGGGCGTGGGTGCGGTTGATCTTGCCGTACTTTCGCCGCTTTGCGGCTCTCTCCCTGTCCTCTGCGGCAAAGCCCAGACGAGCCAGCAGAACAGCGGCCAAAATCAGCACCAGCGACACCGCAAACAGCGTGCCGGAGATATATCCGGTGGTCTGCGCGGTGCCCTCTGCGCCCATAGCTGTGCCCATTCCAACGCCGCCAAAAACGACAGCCAACCAGTAGTAAGTAGTAGATTTGAGTTTCATTCTTTCGGATCCTCCTTTGTGTAAACCTTTTCGAGCTTGTAAAAGTCCTTCACCCACGCCACAAATCCGGCACGAGAAATCAACGGAGCCGCATTGTCCGTGCCAACGGATGGCACCGCCCACTGGGGAAAGCTACCCGCCTGAATCATCGCCTTTAAATTTGGCTCACTCACCGAAATGTTGTTATCACGCATGATCTGGCAGCACTCTGCGATTCCCATGCTTGGCTTCATTATCGTCCACCTCCTTTTTTGTTCTCAGCTGCCGTTTCAGCCGGATATGCTCCAACCGCTCCGGCTGCCTTGCATCCCAGCGCTGTTCAAGCCAACGCTTGTTGTAGTGCTTCTTCACGGTGCAGCCTCCACAAACTCGCCATTTTTGAGGGTGTAGTAAACGCTTTCTTTGATGGCAGAACCGTCTACGCGGGACATTTTGGCGCAGATCATGTGACCGTCATCATCGTACTCGGTCAGCACCAGATAGCAGCCCAGTGCGCCGCACGCCTTACCGCAAGCACCGTTTACAACGGCAATGCTATCTTTTCCGTCTGCTTTTGCGTTGCAATAAGCCCCAGTGGCTGCCGCCGTGCTGTAATCGCCGCTGGAACCCGCCGTGCTGTAATCGCCGCTGGAGCCCGCCGTGCTGGAATCGCCGCTGGAGCCCGCCGTGCTGGAATAGCCGCTGGAACCCGCCGTGCTGTAATCGCCGCTGGAACCCGCCGTGCTGGAATAGCCGCTGGAACCCGCCGTGCTGTAACGGCCGCTGGAACCCGCCGTGCTGTAACGGCCGCTGGAACCCGCCGTGCTGTAATCGCCGCTGGAACCCGCCGTGCTGTAACGGCCGCTGGAAAAAGGTTCTTTGCCCTTTACCCGATTAAAAACAGCATTCACTGTAGCTTTTACCAGCCCTGCAAAATTCACCTCACCTTTCACCGTCAGCTCAGTGCAGGCCAGCTTACTGTCCTCTTCACTTTTATCCACGTTCCCGCCGCACTCGACTTCAAAAAAGCGCGGGCCATCCTTCAACGGGTAGTAGTGCAGCACATCCAGCGGGTTCTCGCAGGCGTGCATTCCGGCGGTGCAGCAGTCGGCTTTGTCCTCATGGTAGGTCTTGCCCACCTCATACTGCTTGCTACGGCACTGCATATTTTTGTCCATAGCCTTGTAGGCGATGATCTTCTCACTCATGGGTGATGTCCTCCTTTGCGGTCCATGCAGTCAGCGTCTTTGCGACGCCGTTTTTCTTGATCTCGTCGATCTCGAACTCCATAACGGTCAGACAGCCAAAATCCTTGATAAAGCCCGCGTTCCAGAGCCCAAAATACAGCTCCTTGCCGAGATTGTCCTTGACTTTGATTTTCGTTGCGCCCGGAAAAACGTTGCAGCAGGCGCAGATCAGGCGATTCAGTGTCATGTTACGCCACGCCGTCCTGGTCGTGCTGCCGGGCGGCAAGCTCCATCTGCTCCACGCTCTGCTTGCGCTCCACGCTGGGCAGCATTCCCACGGCCTTGAGCTGCTCATAAATGAACCGCTGACCCGCTTCCGTCCATACGGTGGTGTTCTTGGTGTCCCACTCGCCGGTGCTCTTGTGCTGGAACGGCGTGGATTTGCGGTTTTTGGTGTAGCCCTTGCCGCAATACTTGGCGTATAGCACCCACTGGCCGTCGCTGGTCTTGTACTGGATCTTCAGTCCGTGGAGGATGCTGTTGAGTTTCTCGGCGCTCAGGCCGTAATCCTTAGCAAGGGTGGTAGTGGTGCGGCAGTTCTTGCCCACGCACACCGCCCGGGCATACTCTGCATCCGGCTTCAGGTCGTTGTTCTCTGCCAGAAGCTGGCGGTTGGCGGCCTTGAGCTGGTCGTTCTGCCTCTGGGCGATAAGCACCGCACGGCGCATTACCGCCTCCGGGCTGTTCCACTGGGCTTCAATGGCCAGAAAATATTGCCTGGCCTGCTTGCCACGTTCGTTGCGCTGGATCATGCACAGCTCTTTGGCCATCGGGATGGTGAGCTGGTGGTCAACCTTGTTCTGACCACCGTGCTGTTTTTCGCTTCCCAAATTTGAGAAGCAAGGTTCAAAGTCAACGTGCTCGGTAAAAAGACCACCTTCGCACATCCGCTTGAACCAGTCGGCGTACTTCGTGCCGACCTGCAAAAACTCGTGCAGCTCCCGGCCGCTCACCGTTGGGCGCTCCGGGTTGTCGTAGCTAATGGGGATGATATTGTTTAATTCACTCATGCCGTTTTGTCCTCCTTTTCCTTGATGATCTCGCTGACGGCAGTTTCCATCTTTTCCCGAATGCCGGGAGGGTTGCGCTTGCTGTTCAAAATCAGTGAACAGTAGCTTCTCGAAAATCCAAGATGCTTTGCTACGTCGTCTACTGTAATCTGGTTGTTGTGCATCTGGCCTACTAAACGGCCAGTCCACGGTTCGGGCTTAATCATGGCTTGTCACCCATTTCAGAAGCATCGCCACAATCCAGATTGCGGTGGCCACGCCGAAAGAGAACTCCCAACCGATGAGCATGCAGATAAGCCACCAAAGGCCGGAAATGACGGCCCACGAAAAGCCAAAAGCAACGACAATGAGCGCAATCGACGCAAGCGCAAGCAAAAATGTTTCAAAATCAGGCATTTGCTTCCTCCTTTTTAAGTTGTATGGGTGCTGATGTTCAGTATTTTGCTGATGCTCTGCAAAATCCCGGGGGTCTCGATTTCTCCCGTCTTGACCTTGTGCAGATATGAACGGTCGAAATACCTACCCGTGTCCTCTTTGACCTGCTCAATCAACCAATCATTACGCTTGTCCATTTGAATCAGTGCAATCTCGATTTGCTTGCCAAATTCACAAAGAGGCTTCTTTTCTGTCATTTTTTCACCTCCAAACTATTGATTTTTACGCATAAGTGTAATATAATGAAATTGCTAGAAATCATGTATTACGCCATCGCGGTATGGTCTTAGTATAATACGCCTTCGCGTAAAATGCAAGGCTTTTTTAAGCGTTCGCGTAATTTCGGCGCAACTCACAATTTGAGGTCTGGAATTATGGCAAACCTGTACAACAATATCGAAAACCTTTGCAAAAAGCGCGGGGTCAACGTGACAACGATGTGCAGAGATTCCGGTGCAAGTCGTGGCTCTTTATCCGATTTGAAGTCTGGTAGAAAGCAGACATTGAAGTATGAGACGCTTGAAAAAATTGCAAATTTTTTTGAGATAAGCGTTGAATCTTTGGTTTCTGGCAATGAAAGCCAAAAAGAAAAGCTCAATACCTTAGATGGCATTGAGCTTGAAAAATTGTCACCAGCCCGCCGGGCTCTGCTGGAAGCGCTGGATGGCATGGACGACGAAAACATTATGAAAATTGTTCGGATTGCTCAGGCAGTTAAAAAGGAGCTTCCAGAGTGAGTATAATACATCTTAATAGAAAAGAGCTCAAACTGCTGAAAGCCCTCGATCGGGAATATCCCGGTGGCGTTGAACGGACAAAAGAACTGTTTCAAGACGCTACGGCGCTTGAAGAACTTGGCTTTGCAGAATCTTCTACAACAGGGTTTATGCAGTCCGGATTGCGAATCACAGAAGCCGGAAAGCAATATTTGCGAGAACGCAACGCAAACAAGTTTTCCTGGCTGATGAAAATAGCAGGCGGCATCGTCACTTTGCTTCTGATTCCGGTGCTGGTAAATCTGATTTCTGATTATGTATTACCGGTACTTTTCAAATAGGAACCACTCGGCCGCCCAGACAAAGCGATAGAAAATATCGTAAACGAAGAAGCGCCGGATCCGGTGCTGGTTTTTGGGCTTGTACCATTTTCCGTCCTCGTCTTGCTTCAAAATGTTCAGTTTACAAAACAGCATAGAACCTCCGAATGACTTCTTGAAGTTGCTTTTCAGATAGCGAAAGAACCTCGCTGGCGGCAAGACGCACAAGTTTGTCGTGCGACTCTTTTTCTTCCAGTATATCATGTTTTGCAAACTTTGTGCTATTTTCTTGCACTTTATTTTCCTCCTTTGGCAAAGCTCTTTGATAATTTTGTTTTATGGCAGCTGGTTGGCTGCTCATTTTTGTTTATGAGGTGGTTATCATGAAAAAGAAACTGATTGCACTTGCTCTGACACTATGCACATTGTTACTCTTTTCAATGGCGGCGGTTGCGGCAAAACCGTCCGTAGAGCTTACGGATGTATATTTTTCTGTAAACTCCGCAAATGGTGTGACACCGACCATCTGTTTCCGAAACAATTCCGGCAAAACCATCAAATATGTAACGTTCACTCTTGTCCCCATGAACGCGGTTGGAGATAAGGTGTCTTGCTCCATTCGCGGTTATTCTGCTACACAGGCACGTCTTGTAGGCCCGATTTACCCAACATCCTTAAACACTTCCGGCATCATTGGAACGTTTGATGATAGCACGAAGCGTGGCACTCCATTTTCACAGCAAACGCAACTTACAACGGACTATTATGTTTATGTTGGAGAGCGACATAATAACAAAATTTTGCTTGATAAGTACGGCAACCCATATTACTGGAATGCGTATTATAGCGATGGCTTAAAATATGGTGATCCTTTGACGTACCTTTCTGAATCTGAAATTCAGAACGCTGTTTATGACACGGCTGTTGAATGGGATTGCCTGTGGTACAATGGAACTATCGAAGAAATTGCCGTTACTCAAGCTGTTGTTGAGTACATGGATGGCAGCAAGGAGACCATTTCCCAGAAATCTTTGTACTCCGGAAACTTCCGCAAAGAGCCTGATTATATCCCTTATTTTGCTATGCTTAAAGCATACAGCCCTGTTTACAATTTTGAATATTACAAAGCAAACAACGCCGATCTGGCCGCTTTGTACGGGGACAACGAATGGAAATATCTCGAGCACTTTGTGACCAGCGGCATGAAAGAGGGCCGTCAGGGTAGTGCCGAATTTAACCTCGCCGCGTACAAAGCAAATAATGCCGATCTGGTTGCAGCTTTTGGCGATAACAATCAAAAATACTACGAGCATTATCTGAACTCGGGTAAAGCTGAGGGCCGTAAAGCTGCGTAAATCTGTTTACAACCGCATTATACAATTGCACGTTGTTGCAGTCAATGGGTTTGCCCATCACTCTTTTTGATGGGTTGAATCGAATTGTTGCAATTTTTGCAATAATTCTTCTGCTCCAGTCTCTGCGCCGCCGGGCGTTTTGGCCGTCATATGTAATGCGTGCAGTGTATTGATCTTGCGGGCGGCGTACATGGTGGCAAGGGCTTGCTGCTCCGGAGTCATATCAACGTAGCAGGCAAGCGCGGCGCGGATGTGCGTGCAAAAGTGGCTCATCTTCTCCATAGTCAATCCTCCCAAGGCTGTGGTGTGCGGTCGGTGCCGGTCAGGATGCTGGCGGGCATTCCGTCGATGATGGTCATTTCGGTTTCTTTACCATTTCTTTGCTCAAAATCCATTTTGTTTTCCCCTTTCTTTTGTGCACATTTATGTCTTATGTTCCAAATTCTACCATGCGCCGTTGGAAAACAAAATACGGATATTTTTTGTCGAATGGCGCAGATTTTTTCTGCGCCATTTTCTGTTAAAAACACGTTGGTTTTACGGGGGCGAAAGTATGAGTTATTTTACGGCAACCCAGATTGGAAAAGCGCTTGCAAAGGCCAGGGTATCTGCCGGCCTGAGCCAAGTGGAGATCGCAAGGCTCATCGAGAAGGGTGAGAGGACGGTACAGAGCTGGGAAAAAGGCTGCACCAGCCCGGACAGTGACGAGGTCATGGATTGGTGCACAGCATGTGGGGTGTCCCCCATCACCGTGTTTATGGAGATGCTGCACCCAGATCTGTATGCGGTTTCCGACAGCGAAAGGCTGGAAGATTCTGTAGATTGGGAGCTGCATCTGCTGATGAGGGCTCTGCCGCCCATCACGAAGCGACTGCTGCTTTTCATTCTGAAGGGCCGACACGGCAGCAGTCCGACTGCGGTGATCTCCGAGATGGCCGCAAACCTGCACTGCCCACTCAACAACCGGGTCAGCGTGTGCGGGACCATCATAGACCAGTATACCTATGCGCAGATTGCTGGCCTTGACCCATGCCCGGACGCTCCGCATCCTCCCATTGACGACCTGAAAATCAACTACAAGGCCGGAAGGGCCGCTGCTGAAAATGGTGCATTCGGATATATCGGGCAGAAAAAGGAGTAAGCCATGAAATGCGTGAGACCATGCTGCCGGAAGGAAATCCCGGATGGTGCTTCTTTTTGTCCGTGGTGCGGGAAGAAACAGCCGGAAGCCGCCCCGAAGCAAAGAAAAAAGCGCCGCCGTCCCAAGGGCAGCGGCAGCGTGTATAAACTGAGCGGGGAGCGGGCAAGACCGTATGTGGCGCTTACAGCCAAAAGGGATGTTCTGGGAACGTTTGAAACGGCAGGCGAAGCAGTACAAGCGCTGGACGCTTACAACGCCCAGAACACCCCCGCTGCGCTTCTGAAATGCACCTTTGCAGATGCCTATACCCAATGGAAATCGCAGCCCAAATTTGACAAGCTCAGCACGGACATGCAAAAGGGGTACGAGCTGGCCTATGCAAAGGCTGCGCCGCTATACGACCGACAATTGCGGGACTTGAAAGCGGCAGATTATCAACAAGTGATTGACCAGATGGTTGAAAAGGGACTTTCCCGCAGCTCCTGCGAAAAGCAGCGCACGCTTTTCAGCCAGATCTGCGAGTGGGCAATGGCGCAGGACATCATAAACAAAAATTACGCCATGCTGCTGCAGCTCCCGGCGGCTACAGGAAAAGCGGAGCGCACTCTGACTGCAGCCGAGATAGAGCAGATCAGCATCTACCAGAATGACCCAAAATTCGGGCAGACGGCTCAGATCGCCATGGTTTTGCTGTACACCGGTATGCGCATTGATGAACTGCTCTCTATGCGCTGTGAGGACGTGCATCTGAAGGAGCACTATATGCAGGGCGGCGAAAAGACCGAAGCAGGCAAAAACCGCATTATCCCGATTCTTGAACCGATTTACAAGACGGTAGCTTTTTGGATGCTGAACAGCGGGTGCGAATGGCTGATACCATCCAAGACCGGCACAAAGCTGGACAAACGCAATGTGGCTACAAAATTCCGTGCCCTGATGCAGGAATGCCATATAGAGGGGGTGCACCCGCATACTCTGCGTCATACGGCCAGCAGTAAAATGGTGGAGTGCGGTCTGGAAAAAACCGCTGTGCAGGCAATCCTCGGTCACAAGAATTTCTCCACAACGGCAAACAAGTACGTGTCACACAACGACCCGACATATTTGTTGCGGGAAATGCAGAAGATGAAGTACTGACTTGTTAGATTGTTTGTTAGATTGTCACGTTCATTCAGGAGATTTTAAGGAATTTCAAGCAAAAAGAAAAACGCACGGACGATTCGTTTTAATCGTTCGTGCGTTTATTTTTGGAGCTGGTGACAGGAGTTGAACCTGCAACCCACTGATTACAAATCAAATTTATTTTACGTTTTACCGTAAATAATTATTTATCTGTTGGCTTTCCGTTAGACTATATATCCCATGCCCAAACGTTGAAGCCTATGTGAAAATAGCACACTCTATGTCTTTTTACAAGTCGCTTATCTTTCGCATTACGAGCTCATACTCTTTTGGGTACACCAGCTTTATTGCCTTCATGTGCTCGTCAAGCACCTGCATCAGACCGCCAAAAGGAACAGAGCTGGCAGCCGCCACAAAGTCGCTTTGCGGTTCCGTTGCCGTGGAGTACGCTGCCGCATAAGTCGCGGGTGGCAGTGCCTGGATCTGCGTTTCAGGTGCGTGTGTTTCTTCCAGCTCGTCCCGCACAGTACAAAGGGCGGCAAGCTTGTTGACGCTCTGCCAGCTGGTTTCCTCGCACTTGAGCTTGCGGATATGCTCGTTGATCTCGTCAATGTCCACGCCTGCTGCCCCCTTCCTCATGCGTTCCGCAAGATGTCAGCGGCCTTTTTCTGTGCGTCACCGGCAGCTTTCTCGCTGGCAGCGGCTTTTTGTGCGGCTGCTCCTGCCTGCTGCGCTGCAGTCTGCGCGTCGGTCTTGGCCTGCTCTGCGGCGGTGGCATCTTTGTGCACGGCATCCACCAGCTGCTGCCACGCGGGCGAGTCCGGCTCCGGCTCTGTGCCGTCCTCTGTGCCGCTGTTGGCGCTGACGCGATATCGCAGGTCGGCGCTGGTCACGGTCTTTGTGCCGTCGCTGCCCTCAAAGGTAATGCAGCCGTTGCCGGGCTGTGCGGTAACGCTGGCGGGCACATCCACAGAGCCGTCCACCACCAGCGAGGATGCCGGGTCTTTGCCGCCCGGGACGTGCCAAAAGGCCCGGATGGTCAGGTCCTGCCACTCGCCGGATGCGGTGACAGCAAGTCGGTACACACCCCGGTTTTTGGTGTAGCCAAAGCGCACCAGCTGCTCATAGCCCGGCACTTTGACGACGCCATTGGATGCGAGAGATACGCTTAGCTCGATCATGCTTTACTCCTTATCCGCCTGCTTTTCGATGCACTCACCAGCTTTGCCGCGAAGACAGTATTCGCAATACTCCTTGTTGTCGCCTTTCAGGTTGCACATCTTTTCACGCTTGCGGGCTTGATTCATAGCGTTTGCAGAAGCGGCGATAATGCCGCACATAGGTACAGGCATATAGTACTCCTTTACTGGTTGATGGTAGGCTTCTTTTCTGCCAGTGCCTTTTTCATCATCCGTACGGCCTTCTCGATGACGGAGTCCAACACCTCATCGGTGATGATGGGCTTGAGCCAGTCAGGCAGAGCGGAGCGGAGGGCCGCAAAGACCTGCGCCTTTTTCTTGGCACCCTGACCGCTGCCAAGGATGCAGTCCTCGGCCTTGCACACGAGGTCATAGGCCAGATCTTTGACCAGCTGCTTATAGCCCATGCGGATAGCGCCGACTGCCAGAGCCACAAAGCCGACGATGATGAGAACGATTGCGACGGGTGCGGGGATGAAATTAAGCATTGCTTCCATGTTTCGTTACTCCTTCCATGAGGTAATTATCGATTTTTTCCTTGCTGGCCTGCATAGCGGGCACGTTGTTTCCGGTCAGCTGTGCTTCCAGCAGGGCACGAACGGCTTCAAGCGTTAGGCGGTTTACTTCGTCGATTTCCCCGAAGCGGGACAAATCGCGCCCAAGCGCCAAAGAATGTTGCGCATAGCCCGTTTCTAACGTTTGCAAGCGCTTGTCCATCTCGTCAAGCCGCTTGTTTTGCGCCTCGTCCGGCGCTCCGGCCTTTTTGACGTACTTGTGGATGATGTCCAGCACCTTGTCGATGGTGATGACCGCAGCGCACAGGCTGCCAAGGATGCCAAGCACCCACAGGAGAGCTTCTTTTTCGGTCATTTGCCCTCCCGGAGACGGGTCAGGCCCTTCTTGCAGATGATACTGGTATAGTCCTTGTAGGCAATGGACAGGTCAACATTGCCGGCAACGCCCGGCACGCTGCCGGAGCTGGTATGCTGCCACATCCCATAGGGGTATACCGTGGCGGGCTTCTGGCTACGGTAGGCCGCCAGCCACACATCATAGGGCTTGAGCGCCGCGCCGGTCATGTAAAGGTGCTTGTCTGCATAGCTCAGGTAGGTGTACAAGATAGAGTAAAATCCCCAGTCCTGCACCGTTTTCAGCTCGTAAGCAGTCAGGTCGGTCAGCACCTCTTTGCTAAGCTTCGCGGGCAGCGCGTCCTCGACGTCCACAGCCACCGGCAGGCGCAGCGTCTTGCCGATCAGGGCGCTTTTCAGCAGGGCCAGCTCCTTGTCAGCTTCTGCCCGGTTGACGGCCTTAAAGTAGCCATACACGCCCACCGGGATGTCCAACCGAGTGCACTCCGTGTAGTTGCGGGCAAAGGTAGGGTCCAGATACGGCTTGCTTGCCTTGCCGTCTGCACTGTTGCCCATGGCCCGCAGCATCACGCCGTCAATTTTTCCGCTGGCCTTGACCTTGTCCCAGTCGATGTTGCCCTGCCAGCGGGAAACGTCCATGATTGTTTTACTCATTTAAGCCTCCTTGTTCTTATTGCCGGTCTTGTCCTCCAGCAGCTCGATCAGCTCCTTGTACTCGGCCTCGGTGATGCGGCCAATGGCGTAGAACACGTCCAATTTGTCCGCAAGGCCAGTGGTCTGTCCGCGCTCGATCAGGCGTTTACAGGTACGATACAACATAGTTTTTACCTCCTTATGTGGTTCTTGTATCAGTGGTGGTGTCGTCGGTCAGTCCCAGCTCCAGCAGGGCGACGCGGTACTCCTGATCTACCGCCAGGGCGTCCGTGTCCGCCTGCGCGGCCTGCGTCTCGGTCAGCAGCTCTGCCAAGGTGGGGTAGTGGTAGCCGGTGAATACAACCGATACAGTATTCAGCGTATTGGTAAGGGTACATTCAAGACGTTTTTTGTCGGCCGAAAATAATACTGTGACCTTGAGACTTCCCGCGCCAAAACTGCCAGTTTCATATGTCATACCAGGGGTAAGATTAAAATCAGTTTCGTTTATGCGGAGGTTAACGTAATCTACACCGTCCTGAACGTTAATTGTCTCAGTTTTTCTCATCCCAATCGTTGTTTTTCCGCTCCACACCAGTCGCGCCTCCGACTTTACCGCCACACTGGCCGCGATGGTGTCATACAGCGTCTTGCCGCTGAGGGTGCCGTCCGCAGCGATGTCCAGATAGTCGCCCACCTTCACGCCGCCCAGCTGGTCCGCCGTAGCAGGCGGCAGGGTGTACGGCGTGCCGAATTTGGCATCGGCCTGGTCCTTGGTATACCTCTGAGCCAGGGCGTCGCCGGTCGCCTTTGCATCAGCCGGTGCGCCCGATACGGTCAGGGTCGTGTCAGTGGACACGATAACCTTTGCGTCGGCGGCACTCTTTGCAGCTGCTTCCTCGCTGACCTTTGCGGCAGATGCACTAGACGCGGCAGCAGTTTCACTGGCCGCTGCTTCTTCGGCACTGGAAGCAGATTCCTCGGCTTTCGATGTCGAAATACCTGCCTGCTCTTGCGCTGCGCTTATGGCGCTTGCAGTGGCGTCTTTGACTGTCTTGGCTGCTGCTGCGGCCTGTGCTGTGGCAGTTGCCGCCGCGTTTGTGGCTGTTTCCGCACTCTGAACAGCTTCTTCCTGCCGCGCGATAACAGCTTCGCCATACTGCTTCACATACTCAAAGCCCTGTGCAAGGGCTTCCCGTACTTCCACGCCGCGTTCTGCATTGCGGACTTCGGAAATTGCTTCGTCAAATGTCTTATCCAATTTATCACCCCTTTGCGGATGCATAGCCCTTCAGCGAGCGGCTCAGGTCATAGGCGTCACTGGCTTTTCGTGCGCTCAGGGCCTGCAAGTCGCTGACGCTGGAGAAATCAATGCCCAGCGTGAATTCTTTTTTGTCCGGCGCGTCCAAAGGCTCCACAAGCTTAGAGCACAAAAGCCAGGTGTTCACCCCGTGCGGGTTGGAGTAGATGTGTGTCATCTTGCCAAAGCCAAGGCGGGCGATATCCACGCCGGCATCCTTGAGGTCCACAGCCTTTACCGTGATTCCGTCAAGGTAACGCAAGTTTTTGGACAGCTCCGCGTTTGCGGCATCCAGAAGCGACTGCGTTGTGTTTTCGGTTCCGTCCTGCACAATGACCCGCGCGATGATGCCAAACAGCTTTTGCGCGGTGGCGTCGTTAGCGGTTGCCGTGATGGTGTTGGTTTTCTCCCACAAAAACCAGCCGGATTTCTTTTTTCCGACGGCAATGACGCGGGTGACAATATCCTCTGCTTTGACGTAGCTGCTCAGGTCGAGCAGGTTTGTGCCGAATGCGATGGGCTGCCCGTTTTTCTCCTGCACTTCCCGGACGTAGTCCAGATACCGGGCCCCGTTTTCGTGCCGGACGATCAGATAACCGCCGTATACATCCACAAGCTCATTTTGGATGACATCCCATGTAACGCCAAAATTTCGTCCATCGCCAAAGGTGTACCGTGGCGCAGAATCGTAACGGACCACGGAAGAATCCGGCAGGGCTGCACCGTTGAACAAGACGGCATAGCCGTCTCCCTGCTTTTCAATTTTCCATTTTTTTGAGACCGTGTCTTTGAGATCGTATTCCGTCTCAGGCGGAAGGGATTTCGAGTGCGTGGCGCATGTGATATCCGGCGTAACCGTTCTTTGCGTAGCTTCGTGCGTCTGGTCATCTCCGTCCAAGGGCAGGGCCACATTTACGCTCACGGAAAACAGGCCGTTTCCTGTGCGCCAGATATACCCGTTTATGGAAGAATCTGCATGCTTTTCATTCAGCGTCCAGCTGTACGCGGATGGATCCGGGGCCGTGTCATCATCCGAGTAGCCGGCTTCATATTGGCTTACAAGCTGTACGCCGGACGAGGTATAAAGTCCATATTCATACCTGTAATCGCCGTCACTATCCGGAGTACCCGCCATGTATTCCAGTTTCATCACGCAGTTATGCAGCTCTGGCACCACCACACTGGTGCTCGGAAAGCCAACATTTCCACAGGTAAACGCCTTGTATGCGTCCACCATGCCGGTATGGTTTTCCAGCAGAAACGCAAGAAATTGTTTGATCGTCACGTCTTTGGCTGTATATGGCGCAACAGAGCTGTCGTTGAGGTAGGCCAGCTCTCCCTCGCAAAAGACTTTTTGACGCAGCATAAAATCCTGCTCATGGCTCATGGGCCTGCCCTCCCAGATGCGCACACCGTCCTGTTCTACGGACACGGTCGTGCGCATTTTTTGCAAAGCTGAGTGGGCCACATTGCCAAGCGGCAGGGTGAATTCCAAGCTGCCGGCCTTGCTCACCTCCCGCGTCAAAGTTGGACTGATGAGCTTTTTTGTGTCCGTGTAGTCCGTTGGGTCGTAAATGCAGGTCTTTGTCTTCCACACGTCAACGCCGGTCTGGACGCCCGCATAAACTTTATAGCTCATAAGCTGCCCCCCAGATATCGGATGCTGATGCTGCAATCCGCAGACGCCGCAAAGATGAGAGTACCTACAACGCCATCCGGCATATGCAAGCCCTCAATGTACTGCCACTCTGTAGACTTTGCAAGGATGCCAACCTCAAGGCCATTGAGAGACACCGCAATGTCGGCAGCGTCCTCGCTGCGCTTGAAGTAGATGCCGGCCGCTCTTGGTGCACCGGTGACGGTTACGGCGATGTCCTTGTTGGCTTTGAGCTGGATGTCCGTATAATTACGGATAATCGCCGTATCAAATACAAGGTCATCCCACAGCCAGTCATCAGAGCCGTCGTATACACTGCGCTTGAAGGGGTCGCAAGTGCCTGTAATCGTAAACACACAGTATAATGCGTCCTTGCTGATGGACACCTCCCACAGGCCCTCCCAGTAAAAACTGGGGTCATTGTCGAATTTACACTGAAGCCATTTTCCGTGGATGGCGTTTGCGATAGTGCTGTAGAGGTTCTCCCACTGCTTTTTCGGTGCAGTGCACTTGAGCTCCATGGTAATGGTGCGTTTTTTGTAGTGTGGCCTGCCGTCCAAAGAACTGGTCAGGTTGAGCAGGGTATCAGACCCCGGCACCTGCACAAGGTAGTCATCTACCTCAGCAGGGCCGATTTTTGGGCTTCCGACCTTGAGATACAGCCCCCAGTCTTTCAGGGTGTGGAAGTTGCCAATTTGTGCGCCCAGAAGTTTGCTCATTACACACCCCTCGCTTTCCTCGTCACGGTCACACCGATGCGCGCGTCAACATTTTGTGCCATCCTGGGCGAAATAACGCCCACCAGCTCGCCGGAATCCATGACCACCTGACCGGTGCCAATGGCAGGCAGATGCTCGTCCAGAAGCTCCTCGATGCGCTCCAGAATGCTGGTCTGCTTGTCTGCGTGGCTGCTCTGTCCGATCACGCGGTACTGCATCGCAGACCGCGTAGAAAACTCGCTCAGGCTGTCGTAAACGCCCACATCGTCAAACGGGCTCTTGTAATTATTGACCGGGTCTTTGCTCTTTTTGTTTTTGGCCCACAGCGCAAGCCCGATGCCGCCAGCTACAGCACCCACAGCGCCAACGCCGAGAATGACGCCAAGGACTGGGTTTGCAGAGATGAACGACACCACAGTGCCAAGCGCAGACGTGATGCCGCCAGCCATACCAGAAAAACCCTGCACAACGCTGCCAAGTGCGCCGCCAACGCCGCCAGAGCTCGCAAGCCCGCTCACGACCTTAGAGAAGGAATCAACTGCCGTCGTGGCGCTGTTTACGCCCGGCACAATGCCGTCTTTAAACAGGCTTTCCACCGCGGTAAATGCACTTTTCAGACCACCGCCATAGTAAGATTCGTTCACGGCGGCAAGGGCGTTGTCAAACCACTTGGAAATCACTTCGCGCTGACCCTGCGACACCTCGCCCCAGATCAGCTTGGTAACATCGAGTGCAAGACTTGACCAGTCCTCGTTTTTGGCGTCACTTATGGTGCTTTTCAGCAGCCCGAAGATGCCCTTGTCGGATTCTCCGGAAGCGTCGCTGAGGTACTGGTCAATGCGGCTTTGGATTCCCTTGACGCTGTTGTCAATGGCGGTAGCCGTCTCGGTGACCTTATCCTGTATGCCATCCACATAGGTTACGACCTTCTCGTAGGTCTCAGCCGCACCATTTACAATACGTTCGCCGGTTTCGGTCACAGTCTTTGTGACGTGCTCGCTGCCGTCGGCGTACTTTTCTGTAGCTTCCTGGATTTTCGTTGTGATGCCGTCAAAGGTCGTTTCTGCAACCTTGGTCAGGGTACCGGTCAGGGTCTTGGACATGTCATCATAGACCTTGGTGGTCTTGGTAACGACGCCGTCCACAACGGTGTTTACCTTTTTGTAGGTGGTAGCCACACCGTTGACCATTTCTTTGCCGGTCTCGGTGGTGGTCGTAGTTACGCGATCTTTGATTTTACCAGCAGAATCTTTGACTTTTTCCTGCAGGGTCTCCACGCTGGTGGTCACTGCACCCAGCGCGTTCATAGCGCTGGTGGTTACGGTGTTGGACACCGACGCAATGACCGTTTCAGTGGTGGACTTTTTACCTGTGGATTTTTTCTTGGTTGTGCCAGTAGGGCTTGTTACGATGGAGCTGCCGGTTTCTCCGCTGGTTTTAGCTGGAACCCAGCCGTCATTTTCGTCCCAGACCATTCCATTATGGTTTTTGTCCCAGTTTTTTCTGCTTTCTTTTTGGATCTTCTTGCTCTCTTGGTCTGAATTGAATGCTTTTTGATAAACAGCATCCCAGTCACCGTGAAATATGCCGATTTCTCCACTTTTTAAAGCGTCAAAAACAGCTTTTAATCCAACAGCAGAGGATTTTGCCTTATCAATAACGTTGGAAAGTCCCGTTATTTCTCCGATAAGCCCGCTCCATCCGTCAAGTTTGTATGCGTCTTGGGCAGCCAAAACCATTTCATTCAGTTTGGTAATAACGCCGCCGAGTGCGCTTGTAAGGTCGCCGGTCATAAGGCCAGCCAGCTGACTGACGTTATCCTTTAGGGTGGATACACGCCCATTCATGGTCTGGCTCTGGGTGTCCATGCTATTGTAGTAACGCCCACCCTCTTCGGAAGCTGCCTGTAAAGCCTGAGTCAGAAGGTCGTAACTGATGGTCATTTTCTGCACTTCTTCGGTGGACTTGCCTGTGTAATCCGCCAGAATGCCATATACGTTGATGCCGGCATAGGCAAACTGCTTGATGTCAACCGCAGTTGCCTTGCCGGTGTTGGCGATCTGCTGTAGGTTCTGCGCCATGCGGTTCAGCTCGTCGCTTCCGCCGCCTGTGGCAGCAACAGCATCACCCAATGCCATGATGGTTTTGCGGGCATATCCGGCGTTCTCGCCTGCGGAGATCAGATACTGGTTTGCGGACACGAGAGAATCCACGTTGAAGGGCGTTTTTGCCGCATCCTCCTGAATGTTCTCCATGGCCTGCTGCGCCGCTTCCGCGCTGCCCAGCATATTGGTAAGGCCGGTGGTGTACTTTTCTATTTGAGCATTATAAGAAATGCCCATCTCCACAAAGTTTTTTGCAAAACTTACCGCCTTTGTTCCGAGAGAGGTAAGCATATTTGCAAGGATATTGGCTTTTGCGCTGGCTGTTGCAAATTGGTTTGCCATACTTGCAACGCCGCCCCCGGCGGTGTTTGCGCTGCGGCTCAAAGAATTTGCTGCGCTTTGCGTCTCTTTTTTGGCAGTTTCGAGGTTCTGCTCATACTCGGAGGTATCAAGCCCCAAAGTAGCCATCAAATTAAAGATATTCATGCATCACCACCTCCGTTCTGCCCTGCTGCTTTTCTGCTGTCTGCAAGGGTCTTTTCCCAGCACGCCTGCGCTTCTTCCAGCGTAGTCTCGTGCCTGCGCTCAGATAGCGGCTTGTCGTACTCTGCCATGATCTCGCTGAAGGGCTTCTCCACCGGCTGACCAAGAGATACAGCACAAAGATAGAGCATATCCGCCGTGTACAGCTGGTATGCTCTTGTGCGCTGCTGTTCCCGCATCTCGCTGATTACGAACCAGACGAAATACTTTAAGCCGTAGGCGCGGAGATGCTGGAGGTCGGCTCGGCAGACGTAGTGCCAAAACTCAGGCCGTTCAAGTCTGCCAGAGAGGACAAAAAATCCTGCACGTCTTTCTGCATCACGGACTTGGTAAGTGCAGTAAACGCCTTGGGCAGGGTGTCTTTTTCGCCCTCTTCCAGCGTGTACAGCTGGTGCAGGGCGTTCACGGTGCGCTCAGGGTCAAGTTTCATCAGAGGCTTGACAAAGTCCAGCGCAGCAAGCGCAAACTCTCTGGGGGTCAGCTTTTTCTTGCTGCCTTCACTGTTCTGCGGCTCTGCACCCAGCATCTTCAGGGCGTTTGTAACAATGGTCTCCCGGGCTGCCTTGGTCTCCGGGTTGTTCACGTTGTCCTTTGCGTCCATAACCATGCGCGTGATGCCGTCCACCGCATCATACAGCTTGGGCAGCGCTTCCACGGGGTCAAGATTGATGGTAAGGATCATTTATTCTGCCTCCTTGACGTAGAACTCCATAGGCACCTTGCTGGTGTCGGTCATGTCGTAGTGACCCTTCAAGCTCAGGCTGATGTTGCCCTTTCCGTCCTTGGTGGTTTTCAGCTCGATGCCGCCATCGCTCACAGCCTTCATCAGCTTAACCGCGGCATAACCGCCGCCGATCAGGTTGCCATGCCACCAGATGTCCTGGAAGTCCTCGTCCTTGTAGTCTTCGCGCACGGTGATCTTGTTGGTTTCAACGTCCGCAGCGCCCAGCTCCAGCTTGATGGTGTCGGCGCTCACGGTCATGCAGGTGGTGGACATACCGCAATCCCAGCTGGTGATGTGCTTGAGCTGGTAGGTGTTCTCGGGCACTTCGTCCAGATCCTCGCCCAGATCAATGGTGTTGGGCTTGCAGGAAATGGTGATGCCGCCGGAGGTCAGGCAGATAAGATCTTCTGCAGCAATGGGGGTTGTACCCGCCGGGTCAAACTTTTTGAGCAGCGCACCCGCCTGAAACTGAAGTTTTTTGAAAGCATCTGCCGAAATGGCGTGATACATTTTGTTCATGCGTTATCCTTTCTCACACCACAAAGGATGTGACGTCAAAAGTAAGGTATGTGCACAGGTATTTTTCCGGTGGGTTGTCCATAGACTGCGCCCACGGGTTGCCTGCGCATAAAAGGATCGCGCCGCCCTCGCACTCGATGGTAAGCCCATCGCCAAGGGCAGCGCGGATCTCATCTGTTTTGCGGATGATGGACAGCTTTCCGCCGTCCACCGGATACCAAAGCCGCGCGTGGAAGGTGCTGCTCTCGTCAAATCCTTTGGGAATGACCGGCAGCACTGTGATATAGGGCAAGGAAGCGCCCTGCGGCACAAAATCCTCCGGGTACACAGGAATATCAAACAGCAAAAAAAAGCTGTTCAGCGCCGTTGTAATGGCTTCTGCTGTGCCCATCAGGTCAACACCACCTTTTTGCACTGGACAACTGCAAGGTTCATCCCGCTTTCCGCCGGAGACAGCTTGTCTGCGCTGGCAGATGTGACCTCGAATACCTGCGCGTCCTCCAACCGCTTGATGCGGTCGAAGGGGGCGAGTTGAACGCCCTTGTCAACGTAGATCGAATAGGTGGAAGCGGTGCCCTGCTGCTCGGCCTGCTGTGCCTCAATGGTGGTGTCGTGGCGTTCTACGCCCTCGAATTCCAGCCCCGGCACCCATGTGGTGGTGGAGCCGAACAGCCCATCAGAAACGAGCTTTTTTTCCAGAAAGCAGAATTTCCGGCTGAAACCGTCCATGACGGTGTTCCGGACAAAGTCGTTGACTGCCATTACAGTTTCCTCCATTGGTTGATCTCCTTGCGGTACCGGGTCAGACCATCCGCAGGGAGTCCGTCGGATCCGGTCGCCATGGACCCGGACCACCCATTGAACGACTGCGACACATACATACCGCCGGAGGGGAGTCTTGCGTCGTAGTCGGTGATCTTCTGGGCAAGCACCACAAAGGCAGGCGGAACCCGCATGGGCTGCACCGTCCCGTTGAACGTCTCGGCGGTGAGGTCTCCGTCTCCGGCCATGTGCACGCCATCATTGAAGATGGAGCCGCACACAAGGAAATACTGCCCCGGCACCACCCCGGCGGGCACGGTGTCCGGCTCAAAGGCAAACTCGCCTGCAATGGGGTCGTCTGCCCGGTCAAAGAAATTGTGCGTGTAGGCGCACAGCTCAGGGACGGTCATGCAAAGTCACCCCCTTGCAGGTTAGACCGATTCACCCGGGGTAATGGTCTCGACAGCGATACCATCCAGATACTCAGCAAACAGGGTCACGCCCATAATGGCGTAGCTCTCGGAGGTTGCGGTGCTGTAGTTTGCCTGAGTGTGGAAGCCGATGAGGTTGCTTGCCTCGCCTGCGGTCCGGTAGACCAGACCTGCGCGGGCAAACTCGCTATCCGCAGGATCCACATAGTACATGACGATGTTGTCTACCGGGGTGGCAATAACCTTTCCCTTCGCGATCTCACTGTCGGACAGCAGGAAGATGGTGTTGTAGCCCATGAAGTCCTTGATGTACTGGAAGCCGAACTGGTTCTGCACGGTGATATTGGCATTGCCCAGATAGTCGTACACGTCCATCACGTTGACAAAGCCAACAACGCCGGTCACGGTGCGATGCATGGTCTTGAACTTGTTCTCGACCGCGCCCTTGGCATGTGCCAGCGCCATCTGGAAGGTCTTGGGAGTGCCCTTCAGGGTGCCGGTGTTCAGGAACTTGTAGAACTTATCCGTTACCAGAGCGGTCAGGTCGTACAGGAACTCATCATCGGTCTTCTGCACGGCGACATCGTAGCCGTAATTCTGGATCGCCTCAAGGGTGACAGACTTGCCGTACTTGTCGATGGTGATCTTGCCGTACTCCTTCTCCTTGACGGTGTACTTGCTGAACGGGATTTCTTCGCCCTCGCCCACGGTGCCGCTCTGCAGGGTGCCCTGTGCATACTTGCTCTTGAGCACGGTGCCAGGCTGCATCCGGATGGGGCGCATGATGCCCAGAATGGTGCGCAGATGGTCCCAGTTGCGCTGGAAACGGGTCACAAAGTCGATTTCACGCGCGGCTACGGTGATATCGGTGGTCATGGTGATATTTTCTTTTGCTGCCATGTATTAGTCCTTTCCGCCGCCTGTAAACAGGTCGGCATTTGCAGCAATCGCGGCCTGGCGTTCGCCAGCGTCCTTGATCGCAAAAATTTGGTCTTTGGTCATTTTGGAGCCGGTGTTGGTGGGCGGGGTGTCCACCTTTGCGCCGGTGGTCGTGGTTGTAGCCACAAAGTCGCCCCAATCAGCTTTCAGGCTGTCGGTGTGCTTCTTGGCATCCTTGACGTTGCCCTTTTCGTCCAACTCCAGCTTGTCGATGTCCTCGCCGGACAGCCGCACGACGCGGTCTGCGTACTTGTCCAGCACCCCGGCGGACTTCAGCAGCTCCCGGAACTTGGCTTCCTTGGCCGCGTGGGTGTCCTTCTTGGTCTGCTGGGCCTTGTAGTCGGTCAGCGCCTTTTCAGCGGCCTGCTTGCCGCCGTTGGCCTCGTCCCGCTCTTTCTCGGCTTTGGCGAGGGCTGCGTTCTTCTCATCGAGCTGGTTCTGCAAAGTGTCCGTTTCCTCATGCAGCACGTCCAGAATTTTCTTGAGCTTGCCGCTGGTGTCGGTCGTTTCATCTTCCAGAATCGCCCGGAGAGTCTTGCGTTCGAGTGCCATGTGTTAGTCCTTTCTGCCCTTGCTCGGGCTGGCGTGCTCGCCATCGGATTTGTGAATTGCCTACGTTTTGTAGGCGGTTGCCGGACGTGCTGCCGGTGTGGTGCCGCTTGTGGGGCTTGAACCCACGGCCCCCGGATTAAAAGTCCGGTGCTCTCCCAGATTGAGCTAAAACGGCATAAAAAAGCGGCTGACGCATTGCGCCAACCGCTGAGTATTCAGTTTTAGAGCGAAAATTCACAGTCTGTGTCTGTAGGATAGTCCTGCGCTTCGGCCGGAACATAGACCAAAACAGAAATTTTGGCTTTACCCTCGCCGTATGCGTTATCACACATCTCCTGAAGCGCTTTGCGTGCCTGAACACCAGCCGCAAACAACTCTTCGACTTTTGCAGCCTTGGGCCTGTTCTTTTCCTTCACCTCAAGCATCTGCTTTTTGATTTCTTCAATTCTTTCGGCAGACTTATGATAAAGTCTTTCTGCGTTTGCCTGCATTTTCACAGCAGCTTCAAGCTGTGCGCTCAAGCTTTCAAGTTCTGTCATCCTTATACCTCCTTGTTTCCTTCTTCCACCGCGATTTCTCGCAGCTCGTCAATGTGATTCTCCACCGCCGGGCGCAGGAATGGGCGAGGGGCCATGCCCCGGGTAAAGTGCCACTTACCGTTGAAGTCCTTCCAGACCCACGGCGTTTTGCGTCCGTTGCCCTTCTCGGCAAAGATGCCCGTGCCAAGCTCAACATAGACGCTGTAAAAGAGATTCGACCCGATGGTCACGGTCTTTTTTGCAAGGTCTACGGCGTAGGTCAGACTCTGCTTGAGCGCACCGCCCACATAGCCCTCAATGCCCGTGCTGTCTGCCGTGCCTGTGGGCACAAGAAGCTGGGCGTAGTCCTGCACTTTCATGCCCCAGATGGTCAGCACCCTTTCCGCCCACGCTTCCAGCGCTTCATGCAGCTGCGGGGTGTTGTCGGTGACTTTGATGTTGTACTTAAACTCAGCCATGTTTTGCTCCATTTTCTTTTGCGCTCAAAATAAGTTTTCGGCCAATCGGGCCGGTTCGCTGCCTTTGCAGCCTTATTGGCCGCTTCGGCGAAATTTTTAGCAGTTCCGCCTGCATTGTAAAATGCCTTTGCAAGATTCTCGAAATTTTCGACAGAATTCATTTTCTTGCTGCCTCCTTTTTGCGCTTTTTCTCTTCCGCCCGCCACATCTGTTCTGCTTCTGTGCCACCTTTGGCTTTGTACCACTCGGTATAGGTCAGGTGTCCTGTCCGCTCTTTGGTGACGTTATCCCGCCGGGCTGCGTCCTGCCGTGGGTACTTCACAAGCGCCCCGGTTAATTTGCACCGGCAGTGATAAACCATTTCCGGCGCTGCGTTGGGGTCTCCCGGGTACATGATCTCGTAGCCCTGCACCTTGAACGGCTTGTCAAGATCGGCGGTCTCATGATCCAGCAGTCGGTGCATCTCGCGGGTGCGGTAGTCCAGTGTGCTGTTCCAACGCTTCTGCACCTCAATGCCAAGGGCTTGAGCGTTGCGCAGCTGCTGCATCGTCCCGGCGTTTTGCGCACCGGTCAGCGCGGTGATCGCGTTGTTCATCGCCCAGTGCACCTCGGTGTCTGCCATGCCTTGCACAGCCTGCACCGCAATGTCATGGACGCTTTTGCCCTGCACGATGCCCTGCATGACGTAGCGGTTGAATACCCGGGCGTCATAGGTGCGGTTGCTCTCGCTCTTGATTCGCTTGTTGGGTACCATGCGGGGGTTCTCCTTCAGCAGGAGCTTGACCGCTTCAGTGTTGTACAGAGTCAGCCCGAACGTCACGCCTGCGGCCTGTTCCAGCTCGTAGAAAGCCCAGTTTGCGCCAAAGGAAAAGATATTGTATTGCTCGTCCCGGGCCAGCTTGTAGGCCGTCTGCTGGGCCGTGGTGCAAGTCTGGGTGATGCCGTCCAGCTTGGCCCGCATCAAATCCGATTGAAAGACCTGATTTTGCAGCCAGATGCGGTAATCCTCTTCGGTGATCTCGCCTGCATCCAGCTGCGCCCGCTTGCGCTCATCCAGTTGCTTATACTTTGCAAGAAACTCGGTGAGCTGCTCTGTCATCTCCCGGCGGGCAGTGCCGTATACCCGCAAAATGCGCCGGCGCAGGCGGTTCAGCTGGCGGGTAGAGATGCGGTCACGGTCAGAAATCATGCTTCATCACCGTTGTCATCCTCGTCCTCGTCCACGGTTTCTCGTGCTGCGCTTTCCGCCATCAGCGCGGCCTTGGCCTGCTCCTTTTGTTCCGGGGTCAGGTTGGGCAGCAGGTCAATGGCCATGTCCTGCCCGATGATCGGTGCCTCAGAAATCACCGTTGCGACCTGCTCAGCGGTGTTGGTGATCTTGCTGCGGTTGAATGCCGGCATAGCGTTGTCAAAGCCAGCCAGTGCGCAGATCTGCCGGATGAACGGCTTGACCTGCGCTTCGAAGTCGTCCGCGTTCTGGTTCAGCGGCTCATAGGCTGCATCCAGATGGTCGTTGGTGCTGTCCGCGCTGACACAATGCACATCCAGACCGCCGAAGTCCTCATACACCCGGGTGTGGAGCAGCTCCAACAGAGCCTGCCGTGCCGTCACAGGAATCTCGGTGGTGTAGGGGGTGATCTTGCCGCCCTGGCTGGTGTCTGCGCCTGCAATGTGGTACAGATTCAGCTTGACAAGGAACTCCTGCAGCTCGTCATCGGTCATGCCGTTGAAGTTTTCGCACAGCCAGTAAATCTGTGCGCAATCCTGCAAGTCGCTGCAGAAGCCGGACGTCACCAGATCGGTGCTGTCGATGTAGGCTTTCAGGCCTACGAGGGTGCTTTGATGCAGGTCGGATCCCCACAGCGGTACCACAGGCAGAGTGCTGTAGTTTTCCCCCTCCACGCTTTCCAGCCCGCCGCCGGGGGTGGAGACGGTCACGCTCTTGTATGCCTGCTTCGGGGCCGTCTCCTGCATAGTGCTGCCGATCCTGCTTTCCGTGTACTCGGTGTAGCCGTCCTCTTCGTACAGGACATAGTGCATATCCGTGTCAGGATTCAGCCGCCAGAACCGCACCCCGGCCCGCATGGAGCCGGAGGTCTCATCGTACAGGGGCGCAAACTCGGTCAGCTTGAACACCACCAGATGGTCGTTGTTCCAGAATCCAAAACTTTCGCCGTGAATCAGGGAAAAGTATCCGGCTTTCTGGATCTGCTCGTCAAATTCAGCCCCCAGTTTTTCTTTGTCCACGTCCTTATCCGCAAAGGTGACGCCGTTGCCGAGGGAGTAGGTGGCACGCTGTTTGTTCAGCCGCCGGAACAGATTGCTCTTGACCATATCGGGCCGGGGTACATCCTGCCGCGTGTTCTTGGAGAGGCGTTTCAGCATAAAGGCGTAGGCTTGCGAAAAGCGCTCAGCGCCCGGGTTTTTCTGGGCGTCGTACAGGTCGGCGTCCAGCGCCATCCTGTAAGGGCCGGAAGCACAGTGCTGCTGCACGAACCGCCGGACAAAATCAGCCTGTTCCCCGGCGGCTTGCGCCTGCTGAAAGGTCTGGAATGTGTATACAGTGCTCAAAATCAATCCCTCAGTTTCACAAGGCGCTTCGTGCGCACAAAATATCGGATGGCGTCCATGCAGTGGTCGTTGACCTTCAGCACGGCGTCGTCTTTATCTGGGTCCCAAGCATATACGCCGAACTCTTCCAGCGTGTGCTTGCAGTCTTTGCAGATCTTCAGCCGCCCGGTCTGCAGCATGGTCTGTACGTCCAGAATACCGCTCAGAACGTCGTTGTTTGCCGGGTTCTGGGTAAAGCCATTCTTGCGCAGTTCCGTAATCAGGGGCAGGGCAGAGGGGTCCACGATGACCCGCTCCGGCTTCAGGCCGTCCAGCCACGCTTTGAGATCTGTGACGTACTCGCCCACGGTCTTTTGCCGCTTCTGCTCTCGCCCGCTGTAGTAATACTCCCTGGTGACGATCCAGCAGTCTGCATCGGCCTGTTTTTGGAGCAGCAGGAACACCGTTGCGTTCTGGGTGCCGAAGTCGCACGCCACATAGGCGCTCTTCGGGGACAGCTCGGGCAGCACGTCAATGACGTGTTTTTTGGGGTCGAACATGTCATATACAAGTCCCTCTGCCACCGTCCACAGGCCCAGAATGTAGCGCTGGTAGAAAACGCCGCTGTACTGGCTGCGGTATCTGGCCTTGATTTCCTCGGAGAGCGACAAGTTGTCGTCCATCGTAAAGTGGAGGTACATCATCTTGCGGGAACGGCATTTCCGCACCCACTCAAGATAAAACCAATGCTGTGGGCTGCCCGGGTTGCAGTTGAACCAGAATTTTGACCCGGTGACGGAGCAGCGGGCAGTGGCCTGATTGACAAAGCTCTGCGGCATCAGCGCCACCTCGTCAAAGAATGCCCCAGCCAGCGTGATGCCCTGGATCAGGTCTTGGCTGCTCTCGTCTTTGCCGCCGAAAAAGTAAAACTCGTTGGATTTGCCGCCTTTGCTGACGGTCATGAAATTTTCTGCCCGATGCTCTTTGACATTGTAGCCACGGGCTGCAAGCTGCTGCTTGAGCGTGCCAAGCACGTTTCGCCGGAAGCTGGCAATGGTCTTGCCGCACATGGCAAACTGCTGGCCGCTGTAGCAGGTCATGGCCCACTGGACAAAAGAAAAGCTCATGGCAAAGGTCTTGCCCGAGCGGATAGCGCCATCGGCAATGATGCCGTTGTAGCCGCTGTATGCGCTCTGCGGTGTCCACCAGCTAAGAACCTGTTTCTGCCGCTGGCTGAGGGCTTTCCAGCGAAAGCCGTTACTTTTCCGCATTGTCGTCCTCTTCCTTTGGCAGAAGATCCACATCGTCAGGCGGGCTGAGGTCTGCGGCGGCATTCAGGGCCTCCACAAGGCCATCGTCCGGGACTTCTATGCTATTCTGGTCTCCCAGCATGGCAAACTTGTCCACGATGGTGCCAAACGCCGTTGACAGCTGCGGCAGTGTTGCTTCCGCGATCTTGTCCGGGTCGGCCATCGCTTTCAGGTACAGCCCGAGAAGCTCTTGTGCTTCTCCTTGCTTGCTCTCCATGTAAGAAAGCATGTCCTTCGAGTTTTCCCGTTTTTTTTGTGCACACAAGCGCGCACTCTCCGGGTCTTCCTTTACGACTTTCTTAACGGTCGCGTCCGAAACGTCATTCAGCTTTGCGGCTGCACGGTAGCTTTGGAGCTGCACATAGTCCGCAACGATCTTCTTTTTTTGCTTATCTGTCAGCCGCCGTGCGCCCACCGCCACCACCTCTCTAAACTCATACAAAAGAAAAACCGCCCGGAAACCCGAACGGTCAAAATATCGAATGTGCCGCTTGCAGGAATCGAACCCGCTACCCCCGGATTAAAAGTCCGGTGCTCTGCCAGACTGAGCTAAAGCGGCATAAGAAAAACCAGCTTTGCTGCATGGAGCTCATCATGCAAAAAGCTGGTTTTTAATCGTATTGTATCAGCAGCGGTTAATCCGCACGGATAGCAGGCCGTGCTCCTTGGATACAGCCACGGCCTCCGATCTCTGCCCGAGGCTCGCGTTTTGTGTGGTCTGCACGGAAACCGAAACACCGCGCATAGCGCACAAAGTGGCTTTCTTTGTTGCTGATCGGTAAGGCCGAGAGGATAAGGCCAGCGCCGAGACGCGTCAAAAATTTTGCCATGTCGCAAATCAGTTCTTTCAAGCGCTCAAACATTTGTATGCCTCCTCTCCAAAAGTGTCCACTGCGGACACTCTAAAATCACGCTAGTCGCCAGCTGGATTTGAACCAGCACCCACGGAACGGATGTGCGCAGTGGCTGGCTGTGCAGTGATGTTCCCGTGGTGTCACCAACGTTGTCCCGCCTTAAATGGGCGGCGCTCTTCCAGTTGAGCTATGACGGCATATAAGCAGCGCCCCGCATTCAGTTACGTTGGACAAGCGTCAAACGGTGGAGCGCCGCTGCATCTGGAACTTTCGCCGCCAGATGCCCGGCTATCTGCGCAGCCCCCTCACAGGGTACGCAGCTGGCATTCCCGGCAGGGACCGAGCCTGCAGCCTCTGGTTTTGGAGACCAGCGCTCTACCAATTTTGAGCTACGGGAATATAAAAAGCCGCCCTTGGAATCGAACCAGCCGTGTCTACGCACACGCGCCGCGCTCCAAATTGCGCTCAGGCGGCCATATAAAAACAGCTCCGGTTCTCCGCCGGGGCTGTTGGTTGGCGCACATCCTGTCAGGAAAGCTACACCTTGGCAAGGATTCTAAGGCCTTTTCTTGGCACGGGAGGTTGCACGTGCGGCCTTGCGGGTTGTCTAGTCCATGCGCCATACGGTGCGAGGTTACGGAGTCGAACCGTTCCACAAAACTGCCAGCCCCGTTATGTGGCTTCCCAAACCTCGCATAGAAGCAGCCCGCGAAACGTGAAGAGAGAGCAAAGCCCAATACCTGCAAGCAGAAAAGGAGGAAAATGCCAAGAAGGGACACGTTTCGGAGGCCGCGTGCATCGGTTTGCCTTTTGGCTTTTCCGATGATACAATTTTACACCATGCGATAGTGAAACCGCAATGTAATGACAGTGCAATGTTTTTTAAAGGCTCAGCTCCTCCATTGCTTTGCGCCGCAAGACATAGACCATGCGCAGAGAGTAGTTCATATCTTTTGCGACCCTGTCCCACGTGAGACAATCGAGATAGTACTTGTACAGCACCGTGTATGCTTTCTCGTTCTGGATCTTGGCGAGCGCGTTTCTGATCTCAAGAAACAGCCTGTCGCAGACCGCTCTTTGCTCATAGGCGCGGCGCTCCGCTTCCTCCTCGCGTTCCACCGCCCGGGCAAGGCTCTGGCCATCTTTGCTGCCGCCGGGGGCTGCGCTGAGGCTCTGGGTGATGTGCCGGGTGGCCTCCTGTGCTTCGGCCAGACGATCAGACAGCAAGTAGTACCTTTTCTCTGCTTCGCGGTAGCGGTTCAGCCACGCCTTAACGGCGCAGTAATCGGTTCTGTCCGGCTTTGGTGCATCACTTTCAGGTGTCCATGTATGGGTCATTATTTGCCTCCTTTTCGTATCCTATCTGTTTGGGCTTTGCAATTTTTGTGGTACGAGTGTTCCACATATCAATTGCCATTTTCATGGTTGCTTTTCCGCCACTTTTGGCGTGGCATTTTTGGCATTCGCACACGCAACAAACATCTGCACGTTCAAATGTGTCGAATATTACAATGTTGTACGAACCGCAAAACGGGCATGGGAGATATTCTCCTGTGACTTTGTTAACCATTTTCATCCTCCATTCCTTCAATCTCGATTTCCACCCGTGGCTGTTTCCGATCAAGCTCCACCCGGCTGCCGTCGTGGGCGGCGACGATCTTGCTGTTGTCGTCCTCCAGCACCCGGGCTTTTACCAGGATGTCCGTGGTCGCTTCGATGAGGTTTGCCAGATCGACCCGGCGGGCGGTCTTCATGTAGTACACGCACCGCACGTTCACGCGGGCAGAGATGGGGCTACGCGGCCTTTTGATTTGCTGCAGGCAGTCCGTCTCATAATCCACGTAGGCCTTGCTAGGGGCCACAAAGCGCCCGCCTGAGTGGCTTTTGAGGATGCGGGCAGAGTTTTTTTTGGTGCGGGGGTCGCCGTAGAGGGTCAGCTTCATTCACCGTCCTCCATGTAACACCAGCTTTGCGGAGGGCGTGAAATGTATCGGGATGCACAGCACTCCTCCTTCATGTTGTCCCATTGTAGGCAAGTGCAACAGTCGCCACCATGTTTGCAAGGCTTCATGCCCCAAAAATTTTTAAGCCTTGCAGGCTCGTCCCAAATTTTCAGGTCAGAAATGCGCCATCCGTATCCGTCACCGCCCTTGAGATACTTTTCAGCCTGCGCTTCGGTCAAGCAAGCCGCTTGAAGCAGCTCGTCGACATTTTCGTACTGCAAATCTGACGTTTTGATGTACAGCTTGGCAGGCTCTCTGCTGTCCGTTGCTCCAATATGCGTCAATCCGTCGATTTTGTCACAGACAAATGTACCGATGACGCACTCTTCCATCTTCTGTAACCCTGTCTTTGGAAATCTCTGCCACCATGTCTCTGCGCCGGTGCAGTAGATGTACACCTTGAACGGCGTTTCCAGCTTCGGGCGGGTCTTGCGTACTTCAACGGTTTTCATCCCGCTCCAAATCAGCTTGCACCAGTTGGGCTGAATGCTTATCAGAACAGTCTTCATTTTTTCATCATCCCTTCCATTGCCAGTTGCTCGCACTGCTTTTCAGCTTCCCTGCGCTGCTGGTCATACTCAAACAGCATATCTGCGTACTCATTGCCCACCCGGCGGATGGCCGTTTCCAGCATCTCCGTCACAAGGTCGTGGTACTTGTCCGCGCCCTTGCGGCTGTTCCTGGCAGCTTCCCGGGCTTCCCACAGGTCGGCGAGTTTGTCCCTCCTGTCGGCAGTGATCTCGCCATAGCCGTAGGCATCCTGGATCTGCTCCATGCTTTCCCAGCCTTCCAGCTCAGCAAAGGGGTCAGCTTCAGCCTTTGCCATGCTGCGGGCTTTGGTCTTTTTCTTGACGTACCGGGTCAGACCGTCCTGTATCACAGCGCGGGCATCGTCCATCGCCTTGCGGACAGCCTTGACTTCCCGCTCTTTCTTGAGCTGCCCGGGCTGGCCGGTCCACTCGGCCATCAGCTCGGATTTCGTTTTTGGTTTCATGTTCTTCCTCCGTTCTCACAGCTTCCCGAATGCGCAGTCTGGCAAGCTCAGTTTTCGCATACCACAGTTGCCAGTTGCCAAACCATCCCTTGTAGAGCAGTTTCCCGCCGTAATAAACAAGTTCCTGCTCCATCAGATGATCGAGCGAAACGACATACTGTCCGGGCTTGTACTTCTTCGTCTGCGCCGTCTGTACCGTTTTCATTTTTTACCCCCATTGTTCGGACATTGCCTTTGCCACGCCCGGAAAAGTCTTTGCGCGGTTCCTTGCACGGTCAGTGCTAAACATTCCCTTGTGCTGCTCACCATGCTTATGCGAGTAAGATCCAGACGGGCACCATGTCGCGGTAGGTTCTACGATGTTTGTCGGGTGCGGCGGCGGTACACCGCGCTCCCACAGTAGCGTTTTCTTACTGTACGGATGTCCGTACTCGTAGGGCTGGATTGCCTGCGTAGGCTTTGGGTAATCAAAAATCTTGCTGGGGGTTGGATTCTCAATCACCACTTTTTCGCAATCTGCCGCCCACACGGCAA